GTCGCTCCGCGTAAGGATGGCAGGCATCCAACAGGCTCGACTCCCGCGGCACCGCGATCTTGATCCCGCGCGCCGCCGCCATGCCGAGCCAGAATTCGACGCACGCCCGGCCTTTTTCGGCGTGGTGTACGTCGGGATAGGTGAAGTCGAACCCGAAAATCGACAGTTTTTTGACACCGATATGGACCGCGTAAGCGATCGCATACGCCGCGGTGCTGTTGAAGTACGCATACCCCGTGCTGTTCGCCACTGCTTCCAGCGGAAACTCGACCAAGGCTGGATAGTCCGGGTGCGCGAAGCTGGTATAGATCGGCCCCTGGTACGTTCGCATCCAACCCAGCATGGCCGCGATGTTCGAGTCCGGCCGCTCCCGCGCCCGTATTTCCTGCACCCGAACATCGTCCATGTGCCAGACGCGATCCGCGCGCAGCACGTCGCCCATGCCGTTGATAACCCACAGTTCGTCGGAGAATTTCTTGCGCGCTCCGAGCCGCTTGACGATGTTCTCGTACTGCGCCGCCGACGGCCCGAGGCCGACTAGCGCCACATGCTCCGGCGACGCAGGGGCGCACCCGCCGGCGAGCGACGAGTGCGCCAACTTCATCACCACCCCGTTACGGATTCGCGGTCGGCGCGACGCCGGGGTTGAATAGCACCGCTTCGACCGACAGCGCGCCGAGCGACGTAGTGCCGGTCTGCACCGCGTCGACGGTGACGTAACGCTTGATGCCTTTGTAGCCGACGCGCTTGCTGACGTTCTTGCCGACTTCGCTGGTGCGCGACGTGGCCTGAACCGCCAGACTCGCCAACGCTTCGGTGCCGAGCAGGTCCGCGTCCGCAACGCTGGTGAGCGTTCCAGTTACGTCGCCCTCCATCACCACCAATGTAACGATGGTTCCGGTCGTGGTCACCGCGCCATAGCTGGCGACAAACTCGACGCCGCCGTAACCGCGCCGATCGATGACCTTCCCCGACTTGGTCGCGTTGGCGCCGATTGCGAGCGGCGCAATGACCCGCTGCACCTTCACGTTGTTGTGCATGTCCTTTTCGATACTCATGATGTCCTCGTCTGATGTGAGAGTGAATGGGATCAGCGCACGATCAGGTCGTGAACTTGATGCACTTGATCGCCTCGAAGTTGAGGCAAGCCCCGCCAACCCGCGCCGTGCTGTAGAAAATCACATACGGCTTGCTGGTAAACGGATCGCGCAGCGTGCGGATGCCCATGCGGTCGACGATCTGGTACGCCTCGCGCCAGTTCGCCAGCCACATCGGCGACGCCAGCGTCGCGTAGGTCGACAGCGCCGGCAGATCCTGCGCCAGCACCAGCGGGTAGCCGAGCAGCCGATCCGGCGTGCCCATTTGCAGCCCCGGTTGCCAGATGTAGTCGAGCGTCGTGGTGGTCTTGAACTTGCGGATTGCACCGACCACTTCCCGCGTCGTCACCCAGCTCGCCCCGGAGAGATAGCCGGTCTTGAAGGCTTGCAACAGGGTGAACAACGGGTCGCCTTGGGTCGTGTGGAACGCCCCGTTGGCGCCGGTGACGACGTGCTCGATCTGGCCCCAAGTGCGGCTCGCATCGGCGGTCGCCGCGGTGGTGTAGGAGCCGAAGCCCCGCGGTTGGCCCACGCCGGTGCCGGTGCAGAACGTCGCACCTTCCACCCGCGCGAACTTGTCCGCGACCTTCGCCGCCAGCCACGATTCGATGTCCACTGCGGAGTCGTCGAGCAACGTCTGGCTCGCCTTCGGCGCGGCGTACATCTCGTGCGCTTCGATCCGGTATTTGCCGACCGTCGGCGTGGTCGTGTCGGTGCGGGCGCCGGTTTCCGCCACCCAGCCGTAACTCGACTCGTCGTTGTCGTAAATGCCCTCCATCGCCGCGGTCGAGATCGCCTGCACCGATGCCAACTGGCGGATCGGCGACAACTCGAAAATGCGCGCCGAGATGCGACCCGTCGATTCCTCAGGCAGCATGTACCCGCCCTGCGAATCGTCGCCCGCAATCATCGCCTTCTGCTCGTCCGGAGTCAGCGCCGCCAGGTTGCCCTTGCGCAGCCAGTTCCAGTAGCCCGACTTGTAGAGCGAGTACGTCTTGGCGTCGATGTCCGGCACGTAGTTGGTCGCCAGCGAGCGCCGCGCGTCGTTGAACCGCTTGGTCGACAGCGCCAGGGCAACGTCCGGCTTGTCGGTACCGAGGTCCGGGCGATTGAGGCGGGTGATGTCCGCTTCGAGCGCCTTCTGGCGTTCCGACGCCGCGTCCATCGCGGTGCCGAGCGTCGCCAGTTTCACTTCGAGATCGGCGAACGCCTTGCCGTCGGCCTTGGCGGCGATGATCTGATCGTTCGTCTTCTTGAACTGCTCCCACGCGGTGCCTTGCGTTTCGATCATGGATTTGATTTCGTTGAGATCCATTGCGATTTCCTTTAAGGGAGTTGCACGTTGCGTGCTGACAGCCACGCCGCTATTTCGGATAACGCAGAATCGCTCCGCGACTCCGGCAGGCCAGAATCGCTCCGGCCCAAATTCTTGATGGTAGTGACGAGATCCAGTGCTTCGGATTTCGAGAATCCGGCATCGCGTAGCAGCCGCTCGCAATCGGCGAGCGACACCAACGACTTGACCCCGGTAATTCGCGCTTGATCGTTGGCCGGAAACGTCACCGGCGAGATTTCCATCAGCTTGATTGTTTCCAGCGTTCGCCGCGGCTCGTCCGGCGTCGACCGATTACGCCACTTGATCGGGATGAATCCGATTGACAGTCCGTCGATCGCTGGCCGTGGCGCCATCTTCATCAGCGCATGAACCTCTTGCCCGCGCGGGGTCGGCGCCAGCGTACCCTCGACCTTGAGTCCCTTGCCATCCTCGGCGAGACTCGTCCAAATCCCGATGGGCGTCTGATCCATCGCGCCGCCGCCGAACATCGACCCGCCGTGTTGCAGCAGCATCGCGGGCCAAATGCCGCTTTTCTGTGCCATCGCCAGCGTTTCCGCGAACGCGCCCGGAGCGATCACGTCGCCGTAGGCGTCGACGTTCCCGAACACCGCGCCATAGCCGGAGAAAGTCATCGCGTCGGACGCCGCAAGTTTCAACTCGCGCAATGAGCACTCGATGCGTTCCATTTATCAGCCTCCTGCCGGCAGTACCGGCGTGGTGTCGGTCGGCGGCGGCGTCTCGCCAACGATATTCGCCGGGATGCGCAGCTCGTCGCTTGCAGGGTCCGGGTCCGGGTTGCGGTCGAGCAATGCCCGCCCCTCGTTCGGCGTAAGAATGCCGCCATTGACGTAGCCGAGGATCGCGTCCTTGGTGTCCTTGAGTGAGCCGCGCAGCAGCCCTTCCTCGGTGAAATTGGCGTAAATCCCCGCTTTCGCGTCCGCGTCGGTCAATAAGTTGACATCGATCGACTGCTCGATGCGCTCATACCACGGCGCGAGCGTATGCACGACATGGGCGAGGAACATCTGTTCGGCGCTCGCATACGTTGAGGCCTTATCCGAGTACCCGACCATGATCGGCATCACCCGCAACGCGCGGCATATTTCCTCGACCTGATAGCGCCGCGTTTCAAGATGCTGCGCGTCGACCCCGCTCATCTGTTGCGCGGTCCACTTCGCCGCGCGGTCAAGAATGAACGGCCGCCCGGCGTTTTCCTTACCCGCTTGGTACTTTTCTATCCAGTCGCGCAGCGCCTTGAATTGCGCCTCGTTCAGCGCACCCTCGACCGAATACACGCCCGTCGTCTGCGCGCCGTTTTTGTGGAATTGCGACTGCGATTCCTCGGTTGCCATCGCCAGCCCGATCGCCTCGCGGGCGTGGAACACCGACTCCAGCCCCAGCCAGCCGCACCACGACGGGCCGCGCAGGTGCCAGATCGACTCTGCGGGGAATAGCTTGGTCGCTCCGGTAGCATCGACGCCGCCCGAGGACGCCTCCGGCATCATCACCCGATAGGTCAATTCGCCGCCGGTCGCGCGGTAGACCGTGACGTGCTGCGGCTCGAACGGGATCAGTTCGGTGATCCGCCCGCCCACCACGTTTTTGAACACAAAGGCGTTGCCGGTCAACACCAAGTGCAGCATGATCGTTTCGCGAAACTCGAAACTCGTCTGCCAGTAGTTCGCCCGCCGGTACAGGATCGGGTACAGCGGGTGATCGGTCGCTGGCAGTTTGGTCCGGCCATCGGCGGAATCGCGCAGCAACTTGAGCGGCACCTGCGCCACGCCTTCGCCGATCACCCTCGCGCAGGCGAGAACAGTGGTCACGTCAAGCGCGGTTTTCCAATTGACCGAAGCGCCGGACTTCGAGACCCGACCGCCGAACAGTTCGCGAAACAGATCGAGCGACGTGGTGACCGATTTGCGCCGCCACGGGGTCAACCACGTTGGCAAGTTCATGCGGCAGCGGTTTCCCAGAATGACCGCTCGGGGATCGCACCCTCGGCGCTGGTGGCCCGGCCGATCGCCATCGTCAGCGCCACCAACCCGTCAATGCGTCCCGTACTTTTCATCTTGTCGAGTTTCCTATTGCCGGCCGGATCGCGCACCGCGATCGCGTTCGCCGCGCACCATGTGAGAATCGGATTGCCGCCGTGCCGCAGGCGGAGGTTGAGCAGCTCGGACTCCAGCGAATCGATCGCCGGAGACATATCCTTGAATCCTTGCCCGAACGGCGACAGCCGCATGCCGTCGGACTCGAACGGCGGGTCGGGAACCTCGCGGCCCATCCGGCGCAGTTCGGTTTTCA